GAAGGCCGGAACCGGGGCCGCCTGATGCCGCCCCGCCAGCTCGGCATCGAACGCGGCCCGCTCGATCAGCGATGCCATCCGGATCCTGAAGCCGGGACGCGTGTCTTCCGCGCCTTCTTCCGGTTCGGCGCCGGGACGATACCAGGTGTGATCCTGCATCCGCCCCGCCTCAGTAGAAGCACAGGACAGCATCGCTGTCCCGCGTCTGGGGGTCGCGGCCAGAATTGAGCGCCAGCAGCGACAATTCCTCGGTCCGGTAGATGCCTCGGCGGCCCGGCGAGACGTCGGCAGGCTGGGTGAGCGGGGTGGTGAGCGACCAGCGGTTACCCGCCACCGTGCCGCACCGGATGACCGCCGGATAGCGCGTGCCCGACTCGATGTCGGCGATCACGTTGCGGGTCGCCACCAGCGTATCGATCGGGTCGAGCGTCAGGGTCGCTGCGCGGCGGCCGATATCGGCAGGGCCAAAGCCGAAGGGCGTGTTCGGATCGTCGGTAACTTCCATGGCCTGACCGGTCGACAGAGCCCAGTTACGGACCGCCAGCGGAAGGCGGTTAACCAGAACGGAGCTGGTCACCCCGCTCGATCCCATCGCCAGCGTCGGTGCGGTGTGCTGCGCCACGCTGTCAGCCGGGCGGGCGACGTCGCTCTTGCCGAGATAGGTGCCCATGAAACGGAAGGTCATGAAGCCGGGGCGGGCGGTCTCACCCGCGAAATCGACCATGCCCCGAAGGCCTCCAAACCGGCGCAGGACGCCGTCTTCGTAGATGTAGAGCGTGCCCGAAGGGTGGTCGGTCGCCCGCGCCGCTGCATCGGAAGGGCTGGTCGGCGCATAGGTCCAGTTGGCGGGCAGGGCAGCGGTTACCGCCGCTGCCAGCGCCGTGCCGAACTGATCGGTCAGTTGTGCGACGCGTGCGGCGGTGTAGTCGATCACATGAGCGATACGGCCACCCGACGATCCGCCGGCCAGCTGCAGCGGCATTCCGCGATAGAGCTGGTCCGTGGCAGCGTAGGGCGCGGCCAGCGTGGCGGAATTGACCGTACCCGCCGCCAGCGCCGTCGCGGCCACGGCCGCCGAGAAGAAGCCGCGCCAGCCACAGGCCGCCAGCAGATCGTGATGAGGCGGCTTGACGGTCGAGGTGTAGGTCACGCCCGCCCCGGCACCCTTGATGCGCACTCGGAAGGTGATTTCGGCAGGCTGGCCGATCACCAGCGGGGCAGCAGCGGCAAGTGAACCATTCGCTTCCTGCGAGGCTTCGGAGCGGTACGGGCCGTTGTATTCGACGCTGTCGACCTCGAACGGGAAGGCATTGGTCGCATCGGGCACAGCATCGACACCTTCGGTGGTCTCGATCTTGAACCGCATGGCAACATTGCCGTGGCGAATTCTGGACATTGTGGTCTCCTCAGGCAGGTTGCTGCGGTTCACCGAACCGCGTGTGATAGTGAATGGCGAGCTCGAGCCCGAAGCCGAGCCGGTGATCCTTGGCGCGTTCGGCCACGGCCATGTTGAGCCGCTCGATGCGGATCTGGGTGGCGAGGCCGCCCAGCACGGGTTGCGTGAACAGCGTCTCGATCACCGCGGCATAAAGCGCGTTGGCGGCGGTGTGCGGCGCATCGCCGGCCACGAAGCCATCGATGCCGACCGACATGACGAACGCCATTGTATCGGTCTCTTCCTCGTCGATTGCCGCCGTGTCGCCCTGGTCGAAGATGAACAGCGCGGGCAGCTCGGTCGGATCGCCTGCCGGCATGCGCTCGACCTCGCGCACGACCGGGCTGGTGATCGCGGCAAGCCGGGCCTCGATCGCGGCGAAGATGCTTTCGCGGACCGCTGTCATGCCGCCGCCTTCACGGTCACGCGGAAGGCATCGACGTCATCCAGATCGACGAACTCGTCGACGGTCCAGATTGTGCCGTTGCCATTGCCTTCGATCAGGATGTCGCCGCGCTTCGGGATCCCGGCGAGGTCTTCCTTGCGCAGCTCGAACGACAGCGACCGGGCGCTTTCGTCGGTATAGATCGGACCGGCCGCGCCATGGGTGCGCACGGCATAGATCGATTTCGAGACCACCCCGGCGCCGGTGTAGCGCACCAGCTTGCCCATCGCGCGATGGATGGCGAGCGCCGCGTTATCGCCGCCGGGAAGGTCGGTCATGGTCTGCGAGCCTCAAGTACCGAAGGGATAGGCGACAAGGACGCTTACTCGGCCTCGTCCGAGGTCGCGTCAGGCTGGACCTTCGCGCGGCTGCGGGGGCCGGGCGCTTCCACGGCCGAACTGGCATCGACCAGCGCCTTGGCAAACTCGAGCGTGATTTCGGCCGCGCCATCGCCCACCGTCAGGGTCTCGCCCGCATCGCGGCGCGCGCCGGAATTGTCGATTGCGGCGGTGTGGAGAATGATCGCCTTCATGCGCCCGAACCCGCGTTGTCGCCACCGGTGCCGGTGGTGTCGCCAGCGCCATCACCGTCGGCGCCCTCGCCCATCTCCGGATCGGTGCCGCCGATCTCGGGCGCGGGAACGCCCTGAGCATCGAACACGCTCTTGCGGATCACGCGGCGCTGGATGACGGCGCGTTCGAGCTCGTCCTTCGAAACGCCGGTGATCTTTTCACCGCGTTCAAAGGCCTTGCCCTCGATCAGGATCGTCTCGGCCGCGACCAGCGGGTCGGCCTTGGTCTTCTTTTCGGTCATCATCAGTTTCCTTGGGTTGATGCCTTGGGGTCTGCCCCGCTCCGTCGACTGGGGGAGGGAGACAGGAGCGAGCGGGGCAGGCCGCAAAGCCGGGGGCGGCGACGGCGACGCCGCCCCCGGACACACCTACGCGTGCGGTAAGGCCAGCCACCAAAGGCCACCCCATGCCGCGACGCAGGCTATCAGGTTGATCAGGCCGCCGGGGTCAGCGCGTCGACCATCGCGGCGAAGCTCGCGGCGTTGCGCACCGCGAAGTCGACGTCCTGGTAGGCATGGATGCGAACCGTGCCGGCATCCGCCCCGGTGTAGGGGTTCACCAGCAGGTCGAGCCCGCTCCACATGCCGAGGATCAGGTCCGACCAGTTGCCGAAGATCACCGCCGAGCAGATGCCCGAAGCGGTGCCCTTGGTGAGGTTGCCCGGCACCTGGTTCGACACGCCGGCGCGATAGCCGTTGAGCGGCTCGGTGCCCTTGTCCCAGATCGTGGCTTCGGTGCCCGAACCGAACTTGACGGTCTTCTTGCAGTGCCCGCGGGTGCGCGCATTGACCAGATAGCCGAGGTTGCCGACATCGGCATTGGCGACCGAGACCGCGCTTTCCAGATCGACCAGGTGGCCGTAGGTCAGCGCCGCCCCGTTGGTGCCGCCCACCACCGCACCGATACCGGCGGTGTTGAGGATGCCGCGGGGTTGGTTCGAAGTGCCGGTGCCGGTCACACCGGCAGCATCGATCGCCAGCGCCAGCACCATCGCCAGATCCATGCGGACGAAGGCTTCGACATCCATCGAGCTCTGCAGCAGCAAGCGGCGGCTGATATCGGTGAAGGCCGCGACGGTCTTCGGGGTCAGCGGCACCTGGCCGAACGACTGCTGGCTTTCGGTCGGGGCAGCGTTTTCCGCCACCCAGAACGCCGTTGCCCCGCCGGTCTGGCGCGGGATCGCGAGGTTGCCGGTCAGATCGGTCATCATGCGGATGCCCATCTGGTTCAGCGCCAGCTGGTTGCGCAGCAGGTCGATGAAGGCCGAGGCCATCAGGTCGGTCGCCACGGTGTTGCCGCCGTCCGCCGCCGTGCCGACGGTCAGATCGCGCTGGCCTTCCATCAGGGCAGTGCGGATCACGTCGACCGGGATCGTGGCATTGCCACGGTTCTCGCGGCCCGAGCGCGAACGCGCCGCTTCCGACGCCTCGAACTCGAAGGCGGCGGCTTCGCGGGCGCCCATGTCATTCGGGTTGGCGAGCGCGTTCAGCAGCCGGATGAAGCTGAAGTTGCGGGCCTCGCGGGCGGTCATGCCGATGTCGGCGCTTTCCGGGGTGCGGATCTGCGACGCCGGGCCGGTGCGGGCCTGATAGTCGGAGATGAAAGCATCGAGACTGCGACCGTCGGTGATCGCGGTCTCGGCCAGCTCGCGGCAGTTGAGCCGCTCGCCCATGGCGCGGATGTTGGTGATGCGGGCGCGCTCGTCGCGCAGGATCTGCGCAGCGTCGGGCCCGGCCGGAGCCGCCGGGACGGCAGGTGCCGGATCGGCCGCGCGGGTTTCGGTGACCGGGGCGGCCGCCGGAGCGGCAGCAGCGGGGGCGATGACGGGGGCAGCGCCCCCGCCGGCATTACGGGTAGCGGACATATCATCTTCCTCTTCGGTTTGGAGAAGCGTGCGCGGGTCGAAGCCCGCAGGTTCGCCGTCGCGGCCGACCCCGACCGACGGATCGGCAGGGACAGCCACCAGGCTGATTTCGTAGGGTTCCCAGTCGGTGGCGCGGTAGGTTTCCTGACCGTCCTTGGCCTTTTCGAGCACCAGCTCGTGGATCCGGTAACCGACACTCACCAGCTTGCGGATGCCGTCCTTGACATCCTGAAAGACCTCTTCCGCACGCGCCGATCGACCAAACCGGACAACCGCGTAGGCCTTGCGCCCCTTGATCCAGGCGCGTTCCACCACACCCACCTGATCGCGGGTGTTGTGGTCCATCAGCAAGGCCGCCCCCGCATTCAGGCGGCCAAGCCTGACGGAAGCGGACTTGTGATCCAGAACCTCGGTGCCCCACCAGCGCTGGTAGGGCTCTTCCGATGAGAAGCTGAGCTCGACGGTGCGAGCCTCTTCATCGACCGATCCCGCGCGCACTTCGAAGCTGAGCTCGCGGGTAAGCTGCTCTGCGGGCGGGACCTCGTAACGGTCAAGTTCCATGGTCGCCACCAGCGCACTGGTTGCGGCGTTGCGTGTCACCATTGTTCTTACTCCTGATTTGCAGCCGGCGCGGCCGGAGCCTGCCCGCCGGACGTCGGCGAACTGAACCCGCGCGCTTCTTCGGCCTCAAGCTCGGTCCAGACCTCTTCCGGATCGCGGCCGCGCTCGCGGATGATCTCGCCGCGGCTCTTGATCCCCAGCGCCACCGCTTCCTTGAGCGCGGCGATGTCGCTCTTCGGATCGACCCATTCCCAGCGCCGCCCGAAAAACATCGGGGCGTTGAACTTGTCGAACTGGGCAAATGGCAGGCGCGACAGGTCGCGGTCGTAGATCAGCGCGCGGGCCAGCCACCATTCGAACACCGGCACCTTCACCGTGTCGATGTACCAGCCCTGCAGCTGCTTCCACATCTCCCGCTCGTCGAGCGTGCCCGCCCGGATCGAGGAGAAGTTGACCTGCGTCAGATCGCCGGTCAGCCCGTGATAGCTGACGAGGCACCCGGTCGCGATCGTGCGCGACAGCGCCTTCACGAACGGATCGTAGTTGGCATGCGGATAGTCCGGATCCCACTCGGCCAGCTCGTAACCGTCGGGGATCACGTCGAACTGGCCGGGGGCCGCTTCGCTGATGAAATCCTGCCCGCTGTCCAGCGGCTCGCCGTCTTCCTCCTCGTCGACCCGCATCGGCGCGCCGGCTTCGGGATCCTTCTGCTGGAAGAAACCCATCTTTGCCGCGCCGACATTGGCCGCCACCTGCGCCGCTTCCTGGTACTGGTCGAGCATCCGCGCGCTGCGCAGCGCCGCATAGGCCCATGGCACGCCGCGCCACTGGTTGACCTCTTCCGGCACGAACAGGTGGATGATCTGCTCGGCCGGGATCCGGTCATAGTGGCGCGACCAGTTGCCGTGGATGTCGCTGGTGTTCGTTTCCTTGCGAATCCAGTAGGCCACCGGCTTCATGAAGCCGTCGAACTCCACCCCCATCCGGATGCGGTGACCGTTCGAAAGCTCGCGGTTCAGTTCCTCGTCGAGCACATGGCCGGGTAACAGCTGCAGCTGACAGCCGTGGATCCCGCGATCATTGCCCTCGACCTTGCGGATCAGCACCTCGCCGTCACGCGCGACCATCGCGATCGCCAGCGCGTCGAACAGGTTCTCGCTCAGCCGCCCGGTGACGTCATATTGCCCCATCTTGGCCCAGCGCAGATAGGCCGCCTGAATGCGGGCGCTGTCCTGCTCGTCGCGCGTGCCATCGTTCCGGCGTGCGTCGACCTTGAGCGTGAAGCCCGCCGGGCCCACCACGTTGTTGCGCACCAGCGAGCCGAACTTGCGCCCGTATTCATTGTTGCGGAAGAAATCCCGGCTGCGCGCCCGCATCTTCCGAAGGTCGCGATAAAGCGACTGGTTGACGTTCTGATCGTTCGTTGTCCAGCTGCTGGTCAGGCGGTCCTGACGGCCCACTTCGAAGCTGCGCGAATGACCCTGCCGCGCCATCATGTGCCGGGGCAGCTTCATGAACGGCGGCAGTTCGGGCACCAGCTCGACGGCATCGTCAGGCGTGGCACGGCCGAATTCGAACCCGAGGATCTTCATGTCAGAGCCTCACCAGCACACGCTTGGGCCCGCGGCCCTTGTTGGTCTCGCGGGCCACGATCCGCGCATAATGCCTGCGCAGCGCCAGCAGGTCGGCGTGCGGGATCTTGTCCAGCGCGCGGCCGTCGGCAAACGTGAACTTCATGTCTTCCGAGCTGGCGCGGTTCTCCAGCACGGCATCGATCGCATCGAGCGCGCGGCGCGCGGCGCTGCGCTGGTCGGTCGCGGGCTTGGCCGGATCGGGCCGTACCTCCACGTCGCCATGGTCGATGGTCTGCCGGTCGCCGTCCTTCGAGGCCGCAATCAGATAGCGATAGCCACCCGGTGCCAGACTGGCAGAGGTTGCCGACGTCAGCACCAGCAGCCAGTCGCCGCCGTCATCGCTGGCGTTGACCGTCGCGGGCGCGCCGCCAGCCAGTGCCTGCAGCACCAGCGACACGGTCCAGCCATCGCTGGCCGGATGGTCCCCGCCCGGTATCGCCAGACGCAGGCTGTCGCCCGCGATCAGCGATGCGGGCATCCGGCTGTAGTTCATGGCGTTTCCTAGCTGAGGCGACCCATCCAGCCCCGACCGCGCCGTCCCGGCACCTTGCGGCGGCGGGCAGAGGGCGCGGCTTTCGGAGCGGCCGGCGGATCGTTCGTTTCTTCGGTCTCTGCCGGGGGCGGGGAGGGCTCGTCCGAACCGGCCAGCTTGGGCCAGAGCACTGAAAACCCGCGCCACACCCAGCGCATATCCACGCGGCTCTGGGCATAGCCCGGCCGCAACAAGGCCGCTTCGCCATAGACCAGGTGATCCCAGGTCTCATTGCGCGTGCGGCGCTTCTTCCACTTGCCTTCGACCAGCTCTTCGGCCGCGATTTCCTCGACATATTCGAGGCTAATGTCGCCCGGCAGGTGGATGTAACCCGGCCCCGGCTGTGTCCGCCGGAGACGGGCGTCGATGATATTCTTGATCTTGTGGACGTTCGGGATCCACAGCCGCGCCGAGCGCCGCTTGGCCCCGCCCTTGATCTTCTGGTCGGCGAACTGCCCGGGCGGCATCAGCGGTGCCGTCACCTTCGAACCGCCCTTGAGCAGCGTGATCCGCCGCTCGTGCACGCCCAGCGCCAGCGCCGCGGCGAAGAAGAACTTCCCGCCTTCGGTTGCCTGGTCGCCGCTCTTGTCGCTGCCGCCGGTGTCCACCGCCACGCCGAGCACCGGCGCATGGCCGACGACCCGGCCCGGATCGATCACCTCGCCCCGGTCGACATTGACCTGCGCGCCCTCGACCAGCGGGATCTTGCGATCGAACAGCGGCAGCAGCGCCTTCCAGTGTTCCTTGTGCACGAAGGGCTGCACCCCCGTGATGCCGTCATCCAGCACCGTGATCGCGAAGCGGTCGATCAGCCAGGTTTCGCGCCCGGCCGCAAACCCAAGCAGTCCGACCTCGAAGCGATCGTGCTGGACGTCCACCACCCACTGCAACACCTTCGGCCCGCGCGGCACCGTGCCCATACGCCAGCCCGGCTCGCGCCGGCGGGCGAGGTCCTTGGCCTCGATCGGCCGCTCGCCCGACAGCTGCGAACGGTAATTCTTCCCGCCCTTCACGTTCCAGAACGTGCGCAGCAGGCTTTCGTCTTGCCGCTCTTCCCACGCCATCTCGGCCTCGCGAAGATCGCGCGCCAGCTTTTCCCAGCTGGTGAAACCCATCAAGCCGTCGCGCCGGAAGGTCCGGCGATACTTGCTTGCCTCCCTGTTCTTCGCGACGAAGCCGCGCTTTGGCAGGTCGGCCAGACTGCGCAGCAGCTCGAACCGGGCTTCCGGCTCGAGGATGCAGCCATTGGCGCCGCACACCACATGCGCGCTCGCCGCCGCCTCATCGGGCGTCCCGCGCACGAACTGGAGGTCGCGCCGGATGTCGATTTCCCAACGTTCGCCGCAGCTCGGGCAGCGCGGATGAAGTCGCTCGTCGGTTCCGCCCTCGATGAAGGCTTCGATCCCGCCGCCCTCGATCGCCGGACTGGACGAAACCAGTTTGGTTTCGCGCCCCTCGAAGGTGGTCTGGCGGCCGCTGAGCAGCCCCAGCAATCCGCCTTCGCCCTCGATATCCTCGGGCATGGCGTCGAAATCATCGGCCCAGACGTTGCAGTAAGGCCGCTGCCGCAGCTGCGACTTCACCGGCCAGGCCGCGCCGACATACATGCCCTTGAACAGCTTCAGGTGCATGTTGTCAGCGCTGCTGTCGGGCAGGAGCGCGCCGCGCAGCACCGGCACTTCGCGCACCAGCGTGTTGATCCGCAGCTTCACGAAGGCCTCGGCCGCCGCCTTGTCGGGCTGCACCATCAGGAACGGCACCACCGAGCGGTCGATCGTCCAGCCCATCCAGGCCTCGCCAACCATCGACTTACCGGCCTGTGCCGGTCCCATGTCGCCGACCTCGGGCGTCTCCGGATCGCCCAGGGCGTCCATGATCTCGGCCAGATAGGGCAGCGCCAGCGGATCGTAACGCGGCATGAACCGCTCGGCCCATTCGGAAACGGTCAGCCGCTCTTTCGGCAGGTAGATGTCGGCGAGCCGGGCGAACAGCTGCGCGCCGGTTTCAAACGGCGGCAGCGCCTCCACCCGCTGCATCAGCATCTCTCGTCTCCGTCACACCTTTCAGCGCAGCCGCAAACTGGCGGCGATCATACTCCAGCAGCTCCTGCGCGGCGGCGATCTGCTCGCGGGTGAGGTTCACCCGCTTGGCGAGCCGCGCCATGAAATCGCCCCGGCGCTGCGCGTCGGTGGCAAGCACGTCCACGATCGCGGCCTCGATATCGGCTTTGCGGATCAACTCGCCGCGCTTTTCCGCGACCTTGATCGCGTAGAATTCTTCCTCGAGCAGCTTTTTGCGCTCGTCGATCGACAGGCCAGCTTGCGACACATCGGCCGCCGCGCCCTCGCCCAGGAGCTCGAGGCCCAGCTGCCGCACCTTCTCGGCGTGCTCGCGCTCGCCCTGGACGCGCTTGGCCTCGCGCTCTTTCAGCCAGGCGATCCCGGCCGCGACATCGATCTCGTAGGCCTGCCCGTTGGTGCCGGGGTTGGCCGGAAAGTCCGGATTGTCCTTGATCAGCCGCCGCAGCGTCGGCTCCGACGGCACGCCGGGGATCGCGGCGAACTCGCCGAGCGAGGCGATCAGCGCCTCAGCCATGACCGAAACCGTAAGAAAAAGCAGAGCCCCCGAAAAAATCCGAAACTCTCACACAAGCCGCGCCTTCGGCCCCCGTACAGGGAGCATTGCCAGGAAGGACCCAAACCCCCCGCGCCCAAACGCCAGCGCCGAGCATGGCCTCAGGCATAGCCTTTTCCGGCCCAACCAGCGACTGGGGATTTTGCCGCGCGCTCACATTCAACCCCTTGACACGTTCGACGCGCAGAAATCCGCGCTGTTGAGGCCCTCGGCGATTGCACGCAATGCCGAGCGATAGCGCTTCTGCAGGCCAGCCTTGCCCCGCTTGACCCCCAATGCTGGCATGATCCGGTCCGACCAAGGCAGTTGCTTCCACCCTCGCGCATGGTGATCAAGGCAGA